AACTTTCGAAGGGCGCCTGGAATGTGCGCCTTCAAGAGTGTTGCTGGGGCGCACCACTACACCGCTTGTTCGGGAGATTCGCGCCTGTAGGCTTCATCCCTTGCGGCGAGTGGTGCGTGGTCGTTAGGCGGCTTGCTGGCGAGGTACTGTTTCGCCCGCTGCCGCTTCGATATGCCGAATCAACGCGGCGCAGATCTGAGGGAAAATTGCCTCGTGGTAAAGCTTCGCTGCCTTGTCCGTGGCGGCATGAACAAAGCCAAGGCTTGCCAGGCCATCGGCAGACAAAGCGATCGGTGCAAAGCGCTCGTTGATCTGGCCCAAGCGCAACGTGGGCGCTCCGGTAGGTGCGGCGGGTGCGACCCATGGCGCGGTCTGCCCTTGCTTTACTGGCGCGGCGGCGGGTTCTGGCTGTGCCACAACTGCTGCCACTGGCGCCGCCTTGGCCTTCTCCGCTTCTGCCTGCTTGTGCTGCTCAATCCGCGTCGTGACGGCGAGCTCGAAGTCTTCGGCCGGTTTCTGGATCAACGTTTGCAGATCGCGGAACAGGAAAGCATGCGCCTCGTGTTGCGCGTACCACTGAAGCTTTGTACGCAGATCGCGTGCTGCAGCATCAGCGGCAACCTTGCCGTTTGCCAGTGCCGAATCGACCGCATCATGTAGGCTTGCCAGCGTGCGCTTGTTCTTCGCTGCGCCAACGAAATCGGGCGCGGGGACATCGATCGCCGCAACTGCCAGTTCCTTGTTCAGCGCAGCGACATGCTCGGCGTAGGCTTTGCGACCATTGGCGATGATCTCCGCCTTGATCTCGTCCTTGCGCCTCGTGACCAACTTGTCGAGACTCAGTCTCTTCTCGCGTAACTGCGCCTTGATATGGTCGACCGTCCGCATCAACTCGTCGATGCTGGCCGTTTGTGCGATGGCTGCGTTCTTCGCGACCTCAAGATTTTTTTCGGCTGCCTCGCAGAACTTCACCGTCGCATCCGCCTGGACGAAATCCTCGTCCGTCTTCAGGTCAGTCTTGATGCCCGCAATGAACTGCTCGGCGGCCGATTTGAACGCCGGTAGATTGCTCGTGATGACCTCTCCGCGGATCTGGACGGCCAGCGCCGGGAGAGCCATGATTGCTTCGGCCTGCGGCTTTTCTGGAAGGTCGCGTGGAACGTACTCGGTAAGATCCTTGGCGAACTGACTCCAGCCGTCCCGGATGCGGTCGAACCAGACCGGATCGGGCAAAACCTCGATATGCTCAAGATTCTCTCTCGTCCCGTCCGAAACTACGAAAATAACCTTCTGGGCGCCCGTCACCAGCATGATTTGCTGGCACTGGGGTTGATACTCGTCCGGAAGCTCGCCAGCCTTCACCGATGCAGCCAAAGCCGTATTCCACTGCTTGTGCTCGAATGCGATCTCGTCATCGATCGTCAGGCCGTCGCACGACGCCGACAGAGTGCCAAACGAACGAGTCACCGGATACAGATCACGCCCTATCAGTTCCTCGATGATCGGACGCGCCAGCGCTTCAACTTCATGACCGTAATCCAGAATGTTCTTCTGGACCCACTCGCTAAATTCCTTCGGTGTCCCGGTGTGCTTCATGTGCAGCAACTCGGTACGTTTAGCCTTCGTCGAAATTCCTAGCATCGCTGCAGCTTCACTTGCACCGAACTTTGTCAGGCGGAACTGCAGCCAGGCGTCCGATCCCTGGACTAGGTTATGCGTGATTCGCTCACTCATCGTCGTGACTCCAGGCGTCAATTGTTAGCTTCTGGTCTTCAGTCAAGCGGGTTTTCGTCTCGATCATGGCCGTCAGGTCCGCGACCGACTTCTTCTTTTCGAGGATCAACTTGCGCCATTCAGGAGTCTTCTTTTTGAAGTCCTCATCGGAGCAAACCGGGATAACCTTGGCAGCACCCTCCCCGCCTTGCGGGGACTTAATATCCTCGCGGTCCATCTGCTCTTCCTTGTTGTCCATGACGGACTTCCAGGTCGCCTCACCATCACGGATTGCTCCGTAGATCCCGCGAAGTCCGACAAGCTCGGTCGGCGAACAGGCATCGAGCGAGTGGCCCAGATACTTCGTCAGGTCATCAGCCTTCACGCCGATCTCGCCGAAAGCATCTGCGATCTTCTTGCGCTCGGCTGCCGGATCGCGCGCAGCTTCGTCCAGCCGCACAGCCTTGATAATCTCTTCGGCCTCGTCCTGCAGATCGCCCGGGATGATGCGCAGGCCCAGTGTCCGCATCGCCTTGGAAATGAGGGCGCCGCGCTTGTTCAGCAAATCATCGTCGTTGGCCGGCACGGTGTACGTCATCTTGCCGTAGCTATTCTTGCGAACTGCGATGTACGAGCCGTCATCGGAAGGCTTCGAGCGCTCGACCGTCTTGGACACGCGAACGTCCAACGGGTACGTCAGGTTCGACTCGAGATCCGTCACGGCGACGCGGTGTACTTCCTTGGCGTCGTCCTCGAAGATCATCGTCGTCTCGACCAGAACGTTGGTCATGCAGCGTAAGGCGACTTCGACGAACCGGATGCCAAGTCCTTCTACGCCCTGGCCGATCGGCTTGCGGTAGTACGCGCTCTTGTTGTGAGCGAAGGACGGGCGGCGACATTCGCGAACGATGTCCTGACGAACCTGATCCCAGTTCCGCGGGCGCTGCATCGCCATGATGTAGCGGGCCTCGACCATCGCCTTAGCTTGCGCGGCAACTGCCGTCGATGCTGTTTCGACCAATGCGGTCGTTGTCTGCTGGGCGCCGAATTCCTGACGCGTTGTGAGAGCTGTGCTCATGCTGCCTCTTTCAAAGTTAGCGTTATTGGGATGAGGCTCGATTCCAGATGCATCCTCGCAATCGCCAGATCAGTCATCAGCCGCGACGCCATTGCTCGGGTAGGATCGGCGTTCCAGGCGGCGTCAATTGCCTTCATCGCTGCAATCGCCTGAGCGATACGGGCGGCGGAGATTTGGTTCATCGCGACTCCAAATCCCTTAGCTTCGCCTGCGCGTCCTCAAGCTGCTTGCGGGCTTGCTTCAGGCTTGATTCGTGGGCGGTATCGGCTGTTTGCTTCGCCCATTTAGCGATGTCATCTGGGACTGGTAGGCCGAATCGCTCGGCGGCGTTCGCAAGATCGAGTGAGGCATGCTTGTGTTCTTTCGTCCGAACGTCCGCATAGCGACCTTCGATCCATTCGGACGCCAGCCGTACCGCATCCTCATACGAGAGCGCCGGAAAGCATCGGCCATTGCTGCCGCCCGATCCATCCGAGTACCGATCGACATACCAAGCCAGATCGCCCTTCGATCCGCCGAACAGTGACAGAAGGCGCAGCTTGCGCTCATATCGGTCCTCTTTCGACGCCATGAACTCGTCAAACGTCTGGATCGACATGCGCTCACCGTAGCCTTCGACCGTAAAGAAGTGCGTGATCTTGCCGGCGATGAAGTCGTCAAGCGTTTGTAACTGCTTGAAGCGCTTGCGCTGATTCAGGCGAGCCGCATAATCGTGATCCTCTGTGCGGCGCTGATCCTGAATCGCATGCAGTTCGGCACGCGCCGCGTTCAGCTTTGCCTCAAGTTTTGCGATCTCGCCATGCAGCTTCGCGGTTGGTGGCGACCTGTAAATATCGCGCCACACTTCTGGCTGACCATATCGCGGCTCGTCGTAGTCGTCGTGCTCGTACACCGTTTGCACAACGTGACCATCAGCGCCGAGCGCCAGATATGCAGCTTCGCGGCCGTGGATGTCGAATACGGTATCGCCCTGCTTAAAGCCGCTCATGCTGCTTCTCCAAGGTAAGCACCCGTATTCGGGTTATACCGCGCTTTCCGAGGCGCATTCGCCGGGTGACATACCCACCGCTCGCCTAGAGCCTCAATAGCCCGCTTACGCTGCGCTTCGATTCTGTTGTCTGCGGCCTCGACCATCTGGCGAAGCGCTGCTTTACGCGCCTCTTCATGCTTGTCGTTAAACATCTCAGCCTCCCGTATGTGCTTTAACCAGCGCCCAGACGATGGCAACAACAACGCCGCTAAGGCCCGCGCCAGCAGTGATTTCGTAGATGTAGCTAGACGCCACGCGCTGGGTGTTCTCGGCGGCGAGGCGGCGCAAGGCTTCGTCTGAGATGCGGACGGCGGCGCCTAGGGATTGTTGGATTAGCATGCTTCCCTCGCTTTGAGCATCGCGCTTGCGTATTCGTAGGCCAGCGCGCAGCGGATTTCCATGTCTGATCGGATCGGCGGCTTATACGAATCGTTGTGCGGGTTGCGGTTGCGATCCTTCATCCGCTCAAGATCCATACGATCCTTGGTCGGCTCTGGAGCCCGGATCGCGAAGTAGTCGCGAATTGAAAGCCCGTCGCCGGGGATTTGTTCGTCGAAGCTTCCAGTGGGAAACGCCGGAAAATCATTTGCTTGCATTTCTCCTCTCCTGTCTCACTGCGACCGCCAGATGGATGGCGCACAGCTTCGAGCAACATGTTTGCCTGCCTCTGTGGTCGGGATCTTTTGTGAAGTGAACTCCGCAGCGCTTGCAGTTAGCGGTCAAGTCATGAATTCGGCTAGCTTTGTTCCTACTGATAACCAGGTGTTTGTGATGTTCCTGATGTTCAGACGGCGGAATAGTTTCTAGATTCCATCGCTGACAATTGAGTTTGTCTTCGTCGTCGTGATGAACTTCCATGCCTTTTGGAGCATCCACCACTATGCGATGCAGCAAGCACGGAATTCCTTTCGTTCTTGCACCCGCCCTGTAGACATACCCGTTATCACCAAGTCTCCACTTGCTCTGCATGATTCTTTCGGCATCGCATTCGGAAACAAGGGCGAATCCCCCTGTTTCCAGTGGAACCTTGACAGGCCCACCGTCTTTGATCTCCCTCATACCGCCCTCCCCAAGTCGTCCCGTCGAACGTGGCGCACTGGCGACGCGTCTAGCTTTGACCAGTAGTCGTGGTCCCACTCAGCCGCCCGCTCAAACTCCGTCAGCGGCGGCTCGTCGTCGAATGATTCTTCTTGTCTCTTCCGGTCAAGGCGCTCGAATTCGAGCCATGCCCGTTGGTTTGCGTGTTGTCCCATATGGACTCCGAAATGTTGGTCAGGGTTACTCGCTGCACTGCGCTTACTCGTACCGCCTTCCGCGCAGCATCCGCTTTGGCCCTGAGTGATAATGACTAGCAGTCCTTTTGCGGGGACCAATCACTATCATTCAGGGCGCCAGGCTTCCCACCTGACTTGAACCTCTTGTGAGCCGGTCTGGCTTAGAGACACTTCTTACTGCCACCACTCATACCCTTCGCCATCGCAGTGCGAGCACTCCATCAGCCCATCGCTGTAGTCGTCGCGACCGGAGCCACCGCACTTCGGGCAGAATCCGCCGTTTTCGCGCTCGTCAAAGGCTTCGTCGTCCGGGTCCATGTCAGTCCTCGCCCGCTGCGTCGTACTCGTACCAGTCAGGATGCAACTCCTCCATTGCCGCATCGAATGCAGGGTCTTCGCCCTCGCACTCATCCTGCGTATCCCAATCATCATCCTCAAAGACATTAATCAGGATCTTGTAGACTTCCTTGCGCGCGCTTTCGTCAGGCAGATGCGGCTGGATCGCCGCGATGATTTCCGACATGACGCGTGAACCGCTTCCCCATCCCATATCAGCCTCCGTTATTCAAACCTAGTGCGGCCATGAACCACCAATATGCCGCCTCGTCGCCCGCATCCTGAATGCTCTGCTGCTCGTCAAGCCATACGAAGGAATCTGCCAGCCACCTCTCTGATGCTTCACTCATGATTGCCTCACCAGAACTTGTCGATGTCGCCAGCAAACAGCACGTAGAACAGGCCGGCGAAGCAGAGAAGTGCCCCGAGATAGGTAACCAATTCGGGCAGAGTGAATCCGTGTTGCCGCTTCATGCTCTTCATTTCAATCCTCACTGCAAAGTGACGTAGCGGTAGTCAACAGTGCGGCGATAGACCCACCGCCCGCACCACCATGTGTATTCGTCGAATCCGTTGAAGTGCAGGCAGATCATGTTGTGCAGGCGGTCCATGGTGACTCCTACTCGGCGATGAATGCTTCGATGCGGTCGGCGACTTCGTTCGGCCCGGTCCCGCAAAACTTCGGGTAAGTCTCGTAGTCGAAAAGATGTTCGCTCTGGGTCGCGTTGATCTCGAAGAAGGCCTCGACAGCATCCCAACTGGTGTAGCCCTTGAACTCTGGCGCGCCCGTATGTCGGCGCGTCAGTCCTTGCTCAATAAACACCGGATTGACGCAGGCCCAGCCCACGGCGCATGCAGACGTGCCGCACGACCATGATTCAAGGTTGAATTGGTTCTCTTCCGGCAAATTCCGCAGCATCGTCACCATCTGCTGCAGGCGTTCTTTATGCATTTCTGGCTCCTTAGAACACGCTCTCGTATTCCTGCTCGCGGGCTTCGAGGTACGCTTCATGGGTTGCCTTGCTCATCTGGCCCACGATCGGCGCGCTACGCAGTGCTCCATCGTTGCCGTGAGTCCAATCCATGTAGCAGCGCTTCGCCCGCTCCTGCTCTTTGGCGCCGATGTGCGGCGTGTACTTGCTGCGCGATACCGGGAACGTCACCGGCGCCAAGCGACCGCCGAAACCGTGGATCGGCTGCTCGCGCTTCGCCAGAATCTCTGCCCGCGTGCGTTGGCGGTGTTTCTTGCTCATGGTTTCTCCTGCTGTTAGATGATTGCCGTCATGGTCACGCTGCCGTCGCCGTGATCGGTTCGGAGCATCAGCGGGTTGCGCGAGGCGGGCCGAATTTCTCGCCAGGCACGCAAAAACTCTTCGGGCGGCTCGAAGGCGTCTTCCAGCATCGCCGAGGTGCAGCGCAAATCGGTATCCTCTTCGGTCGGAATTGAGAACGATGCAATAAATGCGATCTTGTTCGTCTTGCAGATTTCGATGATTTGCGACATCAGCGGCGAAACCTGATCGTCGTAGACTTGCTCTTTGTTCATGTTTGCTCCGTAGTTGTACTAATGGCTCGTATTACGCCAACTCTCTGATCACCCTTATGGCTACCGACTCGCGAGAATCGGACACTGTAAGAGAGATCGTTTTGGGTGCTTGAGGGATGGGGCTGGCACCGATCTCCAGCTTGTTGCTCGTGCCGAGTGGGAGCAACCCCTTGTGTCGGCTTTCAGTGCGCCTCGGTCGACGCATTCCCATCCCCTAAGCATCCAGCGTTGCAACTCTGCGTTTTCCTTATGGCGGCCGTCTGGGGACGATCCAGAGGCATCATGTGCGGGAGAGCTGGTCGCCGGATACCTACCAGTGATTCACCGCCCACGTTGCGCAGCCTGCGCCAGCTACTTTGTTTCACTCACCTCCGGGTGCGCACCCTCGGGATCGCTACTGAGTTCGCTTCGCACAGCCGCCATAAAGAAAACTGCATCCAGACCGACCGTGCATCTATTGGCCGGTCTGGCGGGTACTGCTCACATGCGGTTCCAGTCTGTATTCCCTTCCCCGCACGCCTTCCGAAACGATCACCCGAATCCTGTTCCGATGATCGCTGCGGGCGCGTTCGCTTTCTACTCGAGCGAACAGCTTTGTTCCGAGTCCCTTGCGGGAATGGCTGGTCTATACGAGCCCTTATACGGCGCACCATGCACCGGCATTACTATGAAGCAGTGGTTCGAATGTGATCAGGGCTGGCGACTATGACCGGGCGCTACTCCGGCATCCCGTTTTCGCTCTTAATGTCCCACCTACTATGCGCGGAGCCGACATCCTGGTGGTTAATCGGAAGCTCCCATTCAATGCGCTAGGACAGCAGGCCGGTCCTGCTCGCGGTGCGTTTCTAGCTTCCAACGCCGCACAGCCGCCAGCTCTGATCAAACTCAAACCATTGCGTTGTTAAAGACCCAAACCGCGATCCGGCTCTGCCGGGGCGGGAGATTTACTGGTCTCGTCAGTTAGCGCGTTACGCTAAGACCGCCGAAGCGGTTTCGATCTTTAGACGGCTTTCGCAAAATCCGTCACGTCATTTCAAGCGTCGCCATCGTCAGCGGCTGACCGCGCTTCGCGCCACGCCTGGTACGCCAACTCCAGCTCGCGCGGCGTGCCGCCCATGACCGGCTCAGCCTTTCCTTCGAAACCGGCCTTGTAAGCCCTCGCGATCTGCTGAACCTCGGCGCCATCTGCATGCACGACCGTCTGGGCGACGGCGCAACGAGCAACCTTCGCCAGCACCTCATTGGAAGCGCGTACGAGTGCCGCGCTGAGCGATTCGAACGATCCGATTGCGCAGAGGAACTTCTCTCCAGTGCTTACAGTGGTTTGTACGAACATGCTCGCTCTCCGGTGGTTGGTGATGCGTTGTTTGCTGCGATGACAAATAGTAGCCCGACTTCTAACCGCGTGTCAACAGTCCGACTAATATTTTTATTTGGACCGACTTATGGCCTCTATTCGTCTGATGAATAGTCAGTTGCAGTGCATTACACGGACGCAAAAAAGCCCCGACTATGCGGGGCTTCTCGTTGAATCCAGGGAGGTCAGAATCGAGACTTGATCTTCTTAGTTGGGACGGCGTGGGCAACGTAATACATCCACGTTAGCTCGTCTTCCCGATAGGTGAAGATGGTCGGATCATTCCACGATCCGAGCCGGACATGCTCATCGCGTCTAGACAGTAATCGTTTCAGCATCGTCTCGCCCGTGTTCAGGCGGACCAGTACCTCGTTTTCGATGTCAATCGGCGTGCTGGGCTCAACTAGCACGTACTCCCCCGGCATAAACCTCGGAAACATTGAATCGCCAACTACCGGGCAAATGAAAGCATGCGGATCGCTCGTCGCAACTTCCGCAAATTGGTCTGTTGCACCCACCGGAAAATCTCCGTCCGTCCAAATTCTTTCAGGTAAGCCGCCCTGTGCGCGGCCCACCACATAGACGCGGCGGAAATTCCTCGAGTCGCCTACATGGTGGAGCAATGGTACGGCAGCGTTCGGCGGAGTGGGAAACTTTTCTGCACCTACCGAATACCCGGTAGTTTTGTCCTTATGGTCACGGCCTGATGCGCTAATAAGAGATGAGTCGGCCGTTGTTTTTGCCCCCTCGCTTTCCGCGGAGTGTGCTCCAAGGCGGCCAATCTCTGCCGCCAGGGTTGGACTGATGGCTTCATAAGTGCACCCGATCAGCTTTGCAAATTGGGACAAGGCGTGAATGTTGAGGGGTATCTTGCCAAGAAGATATTGGCTTACCGCACTCTGTCGCCCCACCTCAAGAAGGCCCGCAGCCACTTCCTGAGAAAACGGCTCGCCCCTCTCCCGGCGCCGATCCTGCCAGCCCTTGAATAGGGTCTGTAGGCGTTTGGCGTCCTCTTTCTGTTCTGTAGTTAGTGGTTTTGCTGGCATGGCTCGGAAGATATAAGTGCGCCTCATTTCATGCAACCAGTCAGACTGTTGACACGCTCAAGAAGTCCGACTTATAATGTGTTGCATGAACGCTATCCACCAACTCCGTAAGCAACTCAAGCTGTCTCAGAACGATCTTGCGTCTGAGATCGGCGTGACGCAATCCGCTGTTTCCCAGTTCGAGGCGGGGGTCAACATCCCGTCTCCCGAAACGGCGCGAAAGCTGATCGAGTTTGCCAAGAAGCGCGGCATCAAGCTCTCCTTCGAGCTGGTGTATGCGAAGGATCTTAACGGAGACGAGATCGAGCGCATCGCTGCTATGGACGACGCCCAGAACAATCCGGGCGGCAGGGTTCGAAAGAACAGGAAAAATTGAGTAGTCAAAAAAGGTCATGAGTTTTTCGTAGGCACCCTATGTGGTGCCTACATTTAGCGCCGGATTCCAGTCGTAATTCCAGTCGGAATCCAGTTGTATTTACCTATCGGGGACCAACCAATGCAGACGCAACAAACGCCGAACAGGGCCGCTGCACACGCCTTAGAGGCCGATCCGCGCGGATTTACTCCTTCGTCCGCGCGCTTTCTTCCGAAGGAGGCAATCGCCGCCTGCGCATCTTTCCGTGATGCCGTTTGCCTCGCGTGGGAACACCGGGCACTTCGCGGCATGACGCAAAGAACGCTGG